GATGTGGCAGGCTCGTCCCGGTGGGGATGGTCTGCGTCCCTTCGTGGGGACGGTGCTGGCATCACTGCCACACAACAAGCGCGACCCCTATGTCGTGTGGTCTATGGCATCAGACGACAATGAATCTTGGGACTGTTACGGCGGCGATTATCACAACGCCTACGAAACAGCCCTTGAAGCCTTCGCCACCCGGCGAATGGCTCTCTAAGAGAAGGAAATCACATGAAGGTACTAAAAGAGTTGCCCGCACCGACCCGCACCCGTGCGGAGAAGTACCCGTGGACCGAATGGTTCGACGGGACTCCTCGCCTACTGGAGCAGGGTATTGACTTCCAAGGGAAGTCGGAGGGGTTCCGGTCCTGCGCTTATGCCGCAGCCCGGAGGCACGCCATCAAGATTCTCGTGCGAACCTTGCCCGAGGGTGTTGCCATTCAGGCCCGGTAGTGGCGGAAAAAGAATCCACTAATAAGCGACTAGAAGCCCTAGAAGATGTGGTATTTGCGGAAGATACGAACATCGCAGATGCCCTCGTAGGGATGCTGTCACTTATCCAGCATTTGGCCTTTGTTGTGGGAGATACTTTCCACGATTTGAGTCATTCTTTCGCTGGAGGAATGGAACATATAAGCAAACTATTAGACCAGACAGATCAGGACGACGAATCGGAAACGGACGATGGCCCGCTCTTGGCCGTGGTCCGCGACGAGGACGAGGACTGACTGTGATCCCTCATGTGCCGTCCCGGCCCCCTTTAGGGGGGGCCGGGACGGCCATGGTACCATGCCATGGGCATCCCACCGGGGATGCCCGTCGACCTGCTAGGATGCTCACATGACCACACCCGACCCCGAAGACCGAATCACGCTCCGCCAATCTTGGCTGGGTCAACTGGCGATGTGCCCCGAACGGGCACGTCAGGATTTGATGGGGATCTCCGAATCGACGGAATCCTCCAACACCGCGATTGGTACCGCCGTCCACTACGGCATTGAACAATGCCTGCTGGAGGTGATGCAGACCGGTGACCCGTTCCCGCTCTACGAGACTCAGCAGATAGCCATGGGGGAGTGGATGCGTAAAGAGCCGGAGATTGTCCGGTGGAATCACAAGCCCACCGAGGCTGCCGACATAATCGCAGCGAACACCGAGGTGTGGTGGAACGAGGTGCGTGCCGGGGTGCGTCCTATCGCGGTGGAACACGAGTTCAATCTGCCCATCGTTCCGGCAAGGTGGACCCACGACGTGGGTGGCAGCCTGATACACCCGGAGATTTGGTTGAAGGGCAGCATCGACTGCGTGCAGGAACCCGGGCTGCCCATCATCGACTGGAAGAACCCCGGGCGTAAGCCATCCAGCGAATGGGAAAAGAAGCGTTGGTCCGTGCAGGCAGCAGCATACACTTGGGCGATTGCCACCGAGCGTGGGGCGCTGTCCGGCCCGAGTGGTGTTCCGAAGCAGCCTCAGCAGTTCGAGTTCGTACATCTAGTCAAGGGAACAGTCCACCGTACCCTTGTAGATGTGGGACCGGCAGAGTGGCAGAGCCTGATTGCGCTCGCTACTTCCGCCGCTACCCTAATAGCCGCTAACCTGCCAGTCTGGCCTCTCACTATGAGTGGCTGGCATTGCTCCCCCAAGTGGTGTGGAGCGTGGGCAACGTGCCGAGGCGCGTTGGCGGGACCAGATCCATGGAACCAACTATAGAGAGGTAGACCCATGGTTGCAGCAACAACAAAGAAAACAGAGAACACCTTCACGGTGTTCAGACGACAAGTTATCCAGACAGGCAGTTACGAACCCGCCGAAGCATCATGTTCGGTAACGGTTGCAGTTGATGCCGAGTCAACTCAGGAACAGATTGCCGAGCAGATCGCCGAATGGGGCGCGACGCTTGAAATGTCCAACTATGAGGCTCTGGGTATCGGTTACGAGATAACCGAACAGGGTGTCCGGAGGTTAGAAAAAAGTGTTCCCGGGCCTACTGCGAGTCCTCCCGTGGCGGCTGCCCCGGCGCGGGCTAGTTCCGGAGGTTCGTCTGGTGGAACCATCGACTCGCTATGGCGAGACTTGATGGACAACAAGACAGACTGGTGGGATCCCAACTGGCAGAAGAAGTTGGATCCCGAAGCCAACTTCAACATGAACGGACCTGATTACAAGCGCAGGTCCGACGGCAAGGGGCTGTGGCTGTCCAAGAAGGACGGTTCGGTACTGATCCCCAACTGGTTCGTTTGCCCGTTCACGGGTAAAGACTCCAACGAACTAACCGGCATTAGTGCCACTATCCGGGGTTAGCCCTCGGGTATTCACCGCTGAAGAAGTTACCCGTCGCCTCACCGAAGCAACAGGTGGAGTGGCGGGTAACTTCCAAGTGAAGGATACCCCAAAGAGGTGGTCAACGACAGCCGACGTTGTTACGAACCTTGTAGGGTTCATCCGGAACCCAGCGGAACGCTGGTATCTGGGTATCCCTGAGGTGGACATCGCATCCCGTGGAGTCGGGAGAGGCGAAGTTCTCATGGTGGTTGGCCGGTCACACACCGGCAAGTCACAGGTTCTACTCAACGGCATCGTTACCAACCTCGTAAACAATCCGGCAGCCCATGTGGTCATCTTCTCAATGGATGAGCCACGGGAACTAGTGGTGATGAAACTGTACTGCCTGCTGCGCGGCAAGTCTTCCACAGAAGTGGAAGAAGCCGTCAAAGCAGGCGACAAAGAAGTCATCGCCGACCTAGCACGGGCAGCCAACGAGGAACTGTCACGCATAGCAATCGTAGATGAGTCCATACCGTTGCCCGTCATGGCCGATGTCTTGGATGAGGCGCGAGAATGGTGGGGATGCAACCCGTCCTTCACCATGATCGACTACTTGGAACTACTTCCCGGTGGCGACTCAGACTCTACGGGTGTGACCTCCAAGGCTCAGGCCGTGAAACGGTGGGCCAAAACGCAGCGCGTTCCCGTCGGGCTGGTACATCAGGCCGGACGAGGCGCAGGTGAGAAAGGCAAACCAGCCGGGCTGTACGCCGGACGTTACGGTGGCGAACAGGAAGCAATCTTTGTGCTGGAAGTATACCGGCAGAAAGACAGACAAGACCTGTCGGAATGGGAGAAAGAATACCACGCCAACTCTATCAACCTGAATCTGTGCAAGAACAAGCGCACAGCAAGGATGGTGGATCAGGTCTACTACCTTGATCCCCTATGCGGACAGGTTCACCCCTATTGGGAAGAGTTGATTCCCGGTTCGGGAGGTCCGAAATGACTATCGTTGCAGTTGGGGTTGGCGACGAAACCGGCAGCCCGGGTGCAATGTTTGCGCTACTGTTCCGGGGAGGTGGCGTCGCCACCGACCAGCCGGGGGTAGGTGACGGGTTCCGACCAATGGAACTCCCCCACGGGGCACACGTTCCAGCCCTCGGTCCCGGCTTCACCGACATTTGCGTCAAACACCTAACCGATGAGGAAGCCCCCATCGGCGTGTACCCACTGTTGCCAGCCGTGGACGACACACACAGCGTGTACTGGGGGTGCGTCGACTTCGACGAAGGAGAAGAGGAATCCCTGATTCACGCAAAGAATCTGGAACTGGTGCTACACCGCATGAACGTCAAAGGATGGATCGAACGGTCCCGCTCCAAGGGCTACCATGTGTGGGTGTTCTTTGAGGAACCAATACCCGCAACCAACGTACGCCACGGGCTACTCGGAGCCTGCCAGATAGTGGATGCACCAACGAAAGAGATCAACCCCAAGCAGACAGAGTTGACAGGCAAGGGGTGGGGCAACGGGGTCAGGTTGCCCTACCCCGCCGGGCGGCAACCCGGCCGGAATGTGATCCTCTCTGGGGGAGAAGAGATGGACGTGGAGTCCTTCACCTCCTGCGCCCAGTCCAGCCGATGCACAGCAGCCACTTGGAATCCCCTCAGAGCCGTTTACAGCCCTCCTAAGCCCCTCCCAGCAGTGGAATGGGGTGACACCCCTCCTAGGGGTGACCTGTCGGGTCTGGCAGGCTCTA